AGGAACTTTAGATGTTGGCGCTAGAAATGCCACTACTAAAAATCCTGTAACTGGTTTTATGTCAGACATACGAATTGTTAAAGGTAGCACACCTTATGATCCAACAGCTAGTACATTAACAGTGCCTACTGCTCCACTGACCGCAATTACTAACACTAAATTTTTAATTGGAACAGAGAATGATGCTGGAGTTTTTGATAATATGCAAAATAATACACCTGATTTAGCAGGAAATGCCGCATCATCTTCATCCGGTCCATACCGTCCTGGTGGATATAGTAACTATCTAGAAACTGCACAATCATATATTAGAACTGGTTCATCTTCTGATTTTGATATAGGTGGAACAGGTGATTGGTCGTATGAAGGATGGATTTATGTTCCTTCTAGCCATAGCTTTGCAAGTTATACTCGTGGATTTGGATTAGGTCCATATTATAGTGATGTAAAATCTTTTGGTGTTATGTTAAGTGATGGTGATAATAGCAATAATATAACTGCTTATTGGGATTATAATACAAGACATTTAATATCGTCTACATCTTTTGATAAAGGTCAATGGAATCATATTTGTGTTAGTAGAACAGGTAACGATATAGCATTATTTTATAATGGAACAAGAATTGCTCATAGTAGTAGTTATAGTACATCAATTAGTACAGGAAACACCTATGCTTTCTTAGGAGCCACTGGAAATGGCACAGAAGGTTTTATTGGATATATTACTGATGTCAGGTTTATTAATGGTGCGCATTCAAATGATGCATCTGGAGCAACTATTACAGTTCCTACTGCTAGATTAACTGAAGTTACAAACACAAAACTTTTAATGGGTGGCATAGGTTACTTCAAAGATCAATCAACAAGCAATCATAGTTTAACTCTTAGTGGGACTGTTTCTAAAAATATACTTAATCCTTATGATTCTTCTTCATATAGTGGCGGTTCTGTGTACTTTGACGGAACTGGTGATTATGTGAACATACCAAGTAATGATGATTTTACATTTGGCACTGATAATTTTACTGCTGAATGTTGGTTTTATCCTAGTAGTAGTGGTCTTTCTGGTGCACAGGCTATAATAACAACAGCAGACACTACTGATTATCAAGGTATTTGGCTAGGAACAAATGGTACTAATACTTATTTTTTAATTGGTAATGGTGGTAGTAGTTGGACTACTTATCAAACAGGTTCTGCTACTTTATCTAAAAATCAGTGGTATCATTTAGCTTTAGTTAGAAATGGTAATAGTTTTAAAGTATATTTAAACGGGGTAGAAGATTCATCAGATACCTCAACCATTAGTTTAACAAATACTAATAATCGAATTCGTATAGGTGGAAGAACTGTTAATAGTCAATATTTTAATGGGTATATCGAAGGTGTTCGTATTTCAAAAGGTCTTAGTCGATATCCATTCATTCCGTCTGCTACAACATTATCTGCAGATAGCAACACATTCTTACTTTGTATGCATGCAGATGCGGCTACTACTGTCGGAGGAAGTAACTGGACAGTAGGCAATGGTGGAACTGGCCCAACTGTTTCTAACTTTGCTCCTGGTTCAGGCATGAAATCATATTATTTCTCTGATGGAAGTACTTATAAAATGACATTTGATCATACTGGCACAGCTGCAGATTATGAAATGGGAGATGCAACAGTTGGCGCAGCTGATAACTTTTCGATAGAATTATGGATATGGCTAGATGAAGATGCTTTAACTAGTAATGCTATGACATTTTTAAGTACTTATGGTGATGCTTCAAATTCTCAATCATTCAGAATGCTTTTTAGAACAGATGGTAAATTTAGAATTGCAAGAAGAGTTGCTTCTGGTGGTGATGATACTACTTCTTCTACTTTTATGACAACTAGAAAATGGCATCACTTTTATTATGTAGAAGAAGCAAGTGGAAGCACTATGTACTGGGCATTTTATTGCGATGGAGGTCTTGTTGATAGTGGTTCAAGCACTTCAGGCGTGTTTGATTTTCAAGAAATAACAGTAGGTGCTCGAGCAGATAACACTCAGTCGTTTCATGGATACATTTCTAATTTAAGAATTCAAAGAGGAACAGTTGCAATTACAGGTCAAGCACAAGCACCATCGTTTACACTGCCTACTGCGGAGTTTACTGGATGATTAAAATTTATATGGCACTAATAATATTTGGTTTGCTCGGATCTTTTGGATTCGGTGCTTATTGGTATTATAATGACACACAACAGAGAATCGCTACACTGAGAGAAAACAATGCTCAGTTAGAAGTTGCTGTTCAAACAGCAAATGCAAGTCTAGAAACAATGCAGGCTGATGTAGCAAAGATGGCAGATCTCAATAATCAATTACAACAAGATTTACAAAAGGCAGAAGCCTATAGCGATGAACTACGAGGTAAGTTTAGTCGACTTAACTTAGTAGTCGAGGCATTAAAAGATGCCGCAATATTAGAAGGAAAGATGAATGGCGCTACAGCAAAGCTATGGCGTGGTTTCATGGAAGACACTGGTAATAGTTCTGAGTTTCCTCTTCCTGACTGGTTGCGTAGGGAGACCCCCGGAGCCGGAGATCAAGACGGTAGTCAAGGTGGAGAAGACAACAGTACCAGTAGTATCCAGACCGAAGCCGCTCCAGCTAGTTGATACACGTGTACGTGTAGTTACTAGTGATACATTAGAAGAATTTTTAGCCGACTACAAGCAACAGTATGGTGAGCTTGCTTTTGTCGTTTTAAGCATGAAAGATTACGAGAATCTTGCAATGAATATTGCTGACTTGAGAAGATATATTAATCAGCAAACAGAGATTATTGTTTACTATGAAGAAGCAGTAAAACCTGAGGAGAGTAAGATCAATGGAACTGAATCTGGAGACAGCGAATAAGTACGCAAAAATGGCAGACATTGCCTATAAAGACGAAAAAGAAGCAAAGAAAGAATATAAAAAATTAGGTTGGACAAACCACGTCTTTATAGAAAATAAAGGTGCGCAATGTCATATAGTTTGGAATAAAGAAGATATGGGTATCTGTTTTAGAGGAACAGAACCAACTGAACTATCAGACGTCCTTGCTGATCTCAACGCACTACCAAGAAAATCAATGACAGATGGATGGGTGCATTCAGGATTCCGTGGTGAACTAGATAAACTTTGGTCACATATAGAACCAATGGCGAGCGAATACGATGATAAAAAACTTTATATATGTGGACATTCCTTAGGAGCTGCAATGGCAACTATTTGTACCTCTCGCATAGAAGAATTCAGAAAAGTTGAAGAATTATATACATTCGGTTCTCCGAGAGCCGGCACACGTTCCTTTGTGAGAGGTATCAAAACAACACATTGGAGGTTTGTTAACAACAATGACGTGGTTACTACTGTTCCTCTTGCTCTTATGGGTTATAAGCATCATGGCAACTTGTGCTATATTAATCATTACGGTAAGATAAGAAAATTGACTTTCTGGCAGAGAGTTAAAGATAAATTCAGAGGATGGCGCTCTGGACTACTTGACGGTGTTCAAGATCATGGCATGGGAAATTATGTCAATTATACTGTCAAGGAGGGTTAGATGATTGAACGTATGTTCGAAGATACACTATGGATATATACTGCTATCGGTGGTTCGGTAGCAGGTGCAGCATTCCTTGCTTACTTCAAAGGAACAAGAGCTGGTCTATGGTGTTATGCTAAACTTGATCAGACACTTGATTTCCTTGTTGAAAGATATGGGTGGACTTGGTTAGAGCAACCAGAAGACGGATGGAGAAAAAAGTATCCACACGTTACAAAGAAAATTGATGAACTTGAAAATAGAATTAGAGAATTGGAAAAATGAGAGAATTATTATTAAAAGCATTTTTAGAACATGCTGAAGGCCATGTTGCAAAACATATATCAAATGTAGAAGTTTACTTAGCAAACCCTGCTGGTATTGGAGAACATTCTGATATTCAAGAAGCAATTGAACAAGAAGTTGAAATAATTGCGAAATATAATGATCAAATTGAAATGATTAGAAAATATTTTATGCCAGAATAGAATATTATTATACATTTTATCCTTTACAAAAGTCGTAAAATGATATATAATAGTTCAATCTAAAAAAATATTTAAATCAAGAGGTAGTAGAATGGCAACAGCAACTGTTGACACAAGAAAGTTTTTATCCGAAACAAAGTTCTACGAAGCTTACTCCCGATATGTAGAAGAAGACGGCAGATATGAATCATGGGATGAAGCTGTAGATCGTGTAATTGGAATGCATGAGGGTTATTATAAGAACAAAGGAAACGAATTAGCAGAATATTTCGAAGAAGCTCGACAAGCATATAAAGAACAAAGAGTACTTGGTGCTCAACGTGCATTACAATTCGGTGGTGAACAATTGCTGAAACATCAAATGAGAATGTATAACTGCACTTCATCTTATGCTGATAGACCAGCATTCTTTGGTGAAGTGTTTTATATTTTATTATGTGGTGCAGGCGCAGGTTTTTCTGTACAGAAACATCATATAGCAAAGTTGCCACAATTACAATTAAGAACAAAACAAGCAAAAGGTTATGTAGTAGAAGATTCCATAGAAGGCTGGGCATCTGCATTAGATGTTCTTATGTCTTCTTTTTTTGTTGGCGGTGGTAAATATCCGGAATACGAAGGAAGAAGAGTATATTTCGATTTATCACAAATACGTCCAAAAGGTGCTAAAATTTCTGGAGGATTTAAAGCACCTGGTCCTAATGGTTTACGTCGATCACTCGACAAAATAGAACACTTACTCCAAGGTATTGTAATAGACTCCAAAGAACCAATTAATATTAAACCAATCGACGTGTACGACATTACGATGCATGCGGCAGATGCTGTCTTGTCAGGTGGTGTACGTCGATCAGCAACAATCTGTCTTTTTTCACCTGATGATGAGGAGATGATGAACGCTAAAACTGGTAGTTGGTATATGGATAATCCACAACGCGGCAGATCGAATAACTCTGCTGTAATTGTAAGAGACAAGACTACACCAGAACAATTTGGCAAGATTATGGAATCAGTCAAACAATTTGGTGAGCCAGGATTTGTCTTCGTTGAATCAACAGAACATACAACAAATCCATGTGTTGAGATTGGTATGTTCCCTCAAATGGATAACAAGTCTGGTTGGCAGGGTTGTAACCTAACAGAGATCAACGGTGGCATGTGCAATACCGAGGAGGATTTTTATAAGGCATGCCGAGCAGCATCCATCCTCGGTACCCTACAAGCTGGGTACACAGACTTTAAATTCTTAGATGAAACATCGAAGAAAATATTTGACAGAGAAGCATTGCTTGGTGTATCAATTACTGGTTGGATGAATAATCCAAAAATCTTATTTGATCCTCAGATCCTTGAAAAAGGAGCACAAATTGTCAAAGAAGTCAACAGAGATCTCGCAGGAAGACTTGGTATTAATCCTGCTGCTCGTACTACTTGTGTTAAGCCTAGCGGCAATGCTTCCGTTCTACTTCAGACTGCTTCCGGAATTCATGCCGAACATAGCGATATGTACATCCGTAATGTCCAGATGAATAAAGAATCTGAAATTACACAAGCAATTCAAAAAGCAAATCCTTATATGGTTGAAGAGTCAGTGTGGTCACAAAGTGGAACAGATGTAGTTGTTTCTTTTCCAATTATACCACATAAAGAATCGATACTGAAAGATGACTTAATTGGTGTAACACATCTAGAAAAAGTGAAGCTTGCACAGAAACATTGGGTCAATGCTGGTACGAATGAAGATCTCTGTGCCGATAAAGGTATTCGCCATAACGTATCAAATACTATTCTTGTTGATGACTGGGACGAAGTAGAAAAATACGTTTTTGAAAATCGTCATTCATTTGCAGGTATTTCTTTTCTCTCTTTAAGTGGTGACAAAGATTACAATCAAGCACCAAACACAGGCGTGATTACTGCAAAAGAAATGGTAAAGAAATATAATGAAGGTGCAATCTTTGCATCAGGTATGGTCGTTGATGCACTGAAATGTTTCAATAACCTTTGGGATGCTTGTATGACTGCACAAGGCTATGGCGAGGATCTTACACTTGACGATTCATCAACTGTATTGAAAAAAGATTGGGTTCGTCGTTTCGAAAATTTTGCAAATAATTATTGCAATGGAGATATTAAAAAAGCAGAATATTGTTTAAAAGATTCTTATCTTTTACATAAATGGAATAAGATACAAAAAAATCTGAAACCAATTGAATGGAAGACTGATCTCACAGCAAAGAAATATGTAGACGTTGATACACTAGCAGCTGCAGCTTGTGCAGGTGGTGCGTGTGAAATCGACTTTTGAGGTTGAATCACCTTGTATTCAAGTTTGTGATATAGAAAAAGGATATTGTATAGGTTGTGGTCGCTCTCAGGATGAGATTAGAGAATGGTTTTATGCTGATAACGATCGCAAACTAGAGATATTAGAAAGAATAGCGAATGGATGAATGGGAAATAGATTGCGAAGAATGCGGCGTAGGTAGTGTTATTCACGCTTATGATTCACCTGACTTTTGTCCTTTATGTGGACGAAGAGCAGAAGCAGAAAAGCTAGATTCAACTATGGAAGAAGCATTTTTTATTGAAGAATAAATACCTTTATGACATGGTATTATAATAATGAAGAATATAAAAACACGCCTGAGGAGTACCAAGGATTTGTTTACGAAATTACAGAACTGCGAAGTGGGAAGAAGTATATTGGAAAGAAAAATTTCTGGCGTCCAAAAACTCTTCCAAAAAATAGCAGACGATCTCGACGTATTAAAACAAGAGTTGAGTCCGACTGGAGAGAATACTACGGATCAAACTTGGAATTACAAAAACTCGTCGAAGAACATGGATCCGACGGATACAAAAGAATAATCTTACATCTTTGCAGGACAAAAGGTGAGATGTCATACTTTGAAGCAAAGTTTCAGTTTATGTTTGATGTCTTACTTTCTGATAACTACTACAACGAATTTATTGGTTGTAAGATACACGCGCGCCACGTGTCTGGATTAAAAAATTCTTTTTAAAAAGTTGTTTACAATCATCGCATTCTGTGGTATAATAGATTATAACCAATGAGGAGAAACTATGACTACATTACAAACTATTTATTTTGAATTTCAAAAACTGGACATTTCTGACAAAATACAATATCTTAAATCAAATCAAAACTATTTGGAATCTAATTTTAATATTAACATACCAAATTTAATTAAATCTTGGGAAACTATAAAATTAAGGTGGGGAGGTTAAATATGATACTCGTTGACTTCAGCGGCATATGTCTTGCCACTATTCTTATTAATAAACAAAATGACGAACAAATGATTCGCCATATGACTCTTAATTCTTTACGTATGTATAATAAAAAATTTAAAGAGCAGTATGGCGAAATGGTTCTTGCTTGTGATGGCATGAATAACTGGAGGCGAGGATACTTTCCACAATATAAAGCAAATCGTCGTAAAGGTCGTGAAGAATCAACATTTGATTGGAATGAAGCATTTCGTATTATGCATACAATTAAAGATGAAATACGTGAGAACTTTCCATATAAAGTTATTCATCTCGAAGGTTGTGAAGCAGACGATGTAATAGGTACATTGGTTGAACGTACTCAAGAATTTGGTAACTATGAAGATGTTATGATTGTATCTTCTGATGGCGACTTTAAACAACTACAAAGATATGACAATGTTAAACAGTTTTCTCCCATGCTGAAGAAACTAGTAGTGGAAGATAATCCATTACTTAATCTTCAGCTAAAAATTCTTAAAGGCGATACTGGTGATGGCGTGCCAAATGTTTTATCAGATGATAACACACTTGTTGAAGGTCGTAGACAAACACCTTTATCAAAGAAAAAGTCTGATGCTATTATAGAAGATTTATCTGAAGGTGAATTACTTTATGCAGCATCTTGGTATCGTAATTATTGCCGCAATGAGACTCTTATTGATTTAACAAAAACACCAGAATCTCTAAAACAAAATATTATAAATAATTTTATGGAACAAGATCCTTGGTCAAATAAGGGAAAAGTATTTCCTTATTTAGTTTCAAAGAGGATGAATAGATTGATTGAGAGTGTAACGGAGTTTATTTAATGAAACAATATGTTTATGAAGTTTTAGATGAAATATCTAAAAAGCGACACAAAGCAGATAAGATTAAAGTCTTAAAAGAAAATGAATCTTGGGCGCTAAAAGATGTCATACGAGGTTCTATGGATTCTACTGTGAAATGGAATTTGCCAGGTGGAAAACCGCCATACACACAAGCAGAACCTCAAAGTCATCCTTCAAATTTACTTAGAGAAAATACAAAATTTAAATACTTTTTAAAAGGCGGACCCGGAGATCAAATGATTGCTCCGAAGCGTGAAAATTTATTCATTGGTTTGATAGAGGGAATACATCCTAAAGATGCAGAACTCGTTATTGCTATGATCAACAAAGAAACTCCTAAGGGGTTAAGCAGGCCAATAGTTATGGAGGCATTTCCTGGATTATTGCGAGACTAATTCTAAAAGAATTTCTTTTAATTTTAACACTAGCCTGAGTGTGCTGCTTGCAGTACGCTCTTTTTTTTTGGAGAAACCCATATGGTATTAGCTCAGTTAAAGAGATTATCAAAAACTTTTATAACGAAGGGCAGGCCAGAGAAACTCAAATCTTATATCATCGTACCCCCGGGAGGTAGATAAATCTTGTACGATACTAACGCAGTAAACACTTAATAAAGATCAGGGAGCTAAATAGCTCCTTGATTTTTAAATGAAAAGAAAAAATAGAAGTGTACAAACAATCACATTTTTGGTATAATATAATTATTACTAAAGAAGCAGGAATATATAATGAACGTATTTATTTTATCAACTAATCCTATTGAAGCAGCTCAATTGCAATGCGATAAGCACGTGCCAAAGATGGTTGTCGAATCTGCTCAAATGTTATCAACAGCACATCGTATACTTGACGGTACTCTTACACGTCGTCCATCTAAATCTGGCAAAACAATGGTAAAGTATTACGAAATGGTAAATGATTCTTTTGAAGATATTCTATATAAAGCAGTTCATATGGGGCATCCTTGTACTATATGGACAATGCAAACTGCAGCTAACTATCGTTGGCATTATGATCACTTTACAGCACTTTGCGACGAATATACATATAGATATGGAAAGGTTCATAAAACTGATAAAGATCTAAGAGCTTTCTTAGTAGCTCTACCAAGAAATATACCAGATGACGAAACTCTTACAAAGTTTCCTCTTGCTATGAAATCTAATCCTGAATGCATGTTTGACGATCCAGTTAAATCTTATCGTGCATTCTACCAAACAAAACAACATCGCTTTTCTATGAAATGGACAAAGCGACCAGTACCGGAGTGGTTCCAATATGCCGACCTACATGCTGCGTAATAAAATAACAGATGAAACTTGGCAAGTTCTTTGTACGTATGAAGAAATGAAAAAAAGATTAAGCAATGAAATTGAATTAGTGCCTGTGTTTCCTAACATTGTATCAGGTGTTGGCAATTTACATAGTAAAACTGATGATGGTTGGAAGGATAATTTAAGAAGAATTAAAGCAGGTTCAGGTAAAGATAATACAATTAAAATATGAAAGAATTTATACATGAAAAGATTGATATTGGATATGATGACTTGGTTTCTGATACACAGCCGTCTGGTCGGACTTATATTGATCCTGATGGCAATCGTTATCCTAGCATCACAACAGTACTGAGTATACTCAGTGAAGAAGCAATCGCTGCATGGCGTAAACGTGTTGGTGATGAAGAAGCAAATCGAATAGGACACCGTGCTTCAAGTCGTGGCACCTCAGTTCATGCAATAATAGAAAAGTATTTACTCAATGAAGACACTACAGGCTACTTACCGCATATTCGACAAAGTCTCGAAAACATTCGTCCAATCCTTGACAAAAATATTACTAAGATACACGGCCTTGAGGTTCCTCTTTATAGTCGTCATCTTGGGGTGGCTGGTCGGTGCGATTGTGTCGGTGTATTCGATGGTGTTCCCGCTATTATAGATTTCAAAACATCTCGTCGAGTCAAGACACATGATAAAATACCAAACTACTTTGCACAAATGGCAGGATATGCTGTAATGTGGGAAGAACGTACCGGTATGCCAATCACTAATACAGTAATTATTATGGATGTTGACGATAATGAACCTCTTGTATTTCGAGAACATCGAGATAATCATATAGATCTTCTTATAGACACAATCAAAGAATATAAAAGAAGACAACTTTTTTTCAAATAAATGCATTTTTTTGTTTACATTCTTTCTCGAATATGGTATAATAGATTATAAGCTATATTTAAAAGAGGAGAACAAAATGGCATATATAATTTATCAAATAGACAGAACTAAAAAGAAAAATCTTGATGTTAAAAATCTCTTTCCTATCATCAATGATGGCAATTTAGATTTTAAAACATTCGAGAAAAATTATGTTATCGTTGCAAAAATCGAAGCCGATGATTTAAACCACGTATTTGAAATCGGAAACATTGGTCCTGAGGAAAAAATCATTCGCTCCGAAAATCCTATGCATTCTATTTCAGTTGGCGATGTTATATACAACGAGCAAGATAAAAAATATTCAATTGTTAAACCAATTGGATTTGAACTCTTAGCTGATATGTGGGGTACTTGATATGAGTGTAATTTATTTAGATATGGATGGAGTAATTGCAGACTTCTTTGGAGGTATTGAAGCACTTTACAATGTCAATCACTGGAAATCGATTAAGGATAAAGAAAAGATCTTTGTCGACTTACGTGATACAGATTTCTTTAACACTTTAAATACTTTCGAAAATACTTATAAAATGTTTAGTCACGTAACAGACGTAGCTTGGCAGAATGAAATACGTTGGGGTATTTGTTCTTCTCCACTACGTGGTGATACATTCAATTCTGCATATTGGAAAAGAGTTTGGTTAACAGATATGGCATTTCTTCCAGTTGATCTTAGTGATTTAGTTTTTACTCAGAACAAACACAAATACGCTAAAGATCCTGTTGATCGACGTCCAAATATTTTGATTGACGATAAACCTGAAAACATAGAAAGGTTTAACGCAGCTGGTGGTATCGGTATTCGCTTCCAGGCCAATCAAGATGATCTTGAAGAATATCTTTACATAGAATTGGATAAAGCTATTGATGTCATTAATGCAACTCCTAAATCTTCGATCTGATTTTGAAAATCATACTCGTGATTATAATATGCTTATCGAGGGATCATGTATAAATACACTTAAGTGGTTTGTAGAGAATGGTCATAGATCTAACTCACTTCGTAATGGATTTAGTTATGCAAAAGAAATTGCAGAAACAATCATTACGGAGGAAACCGAATGGCAGAAGAAACAAAGACAATTGATGCAGCAGCGGTAGAAGGTGCTGATACAAATGGCGATGGACATATCTCAAAAGAAGAAATGGAGATGCATTTAGAATTTAAAAGGAAAGCACTAGAAGATCAAGATGCGCAAAGAGATGCTATTCGTAAGATGGCATGGTTTGCGCTAATCGGTCTTCTGATCTATCCAATTGGAATTGGAATAACAGCAGGATTTGGACTTGATACAGCAGCAAACCTGATCGCTGATATTGCTCCAACATACTTTGCTTCTATTGCAGTTTTAGTTTCAGCTTTCTTTGGTGCTGATGCTCTTGGTAAAAAGAAGTAATATATAATGAAAAGGGTTTGTTATGAAAATAGTACTAGTGACAGGTGGATTTGATCCTCTACATTCGGGTCATATAGAATATTTTAAAGCTGCAAAACAACTAGGTGACAAATTAGTTGTAGGTATAAATTCAGATGAATGGCTGACTAGAAAAAAAGGTCGGCCATTTCTCGTATTTGAAGAAAGAAAAACAATAATCCAAAATCTAGTAATGGTGGATGGGATTATTAGTTTTAATGATGATGACGATACTTCGAACAAAGCTATCGAAAAATTATTAGACCAAAGAGATATAACATTAGTTTTTGCTAATGGAGGAGATAAGTCGGAGAACATATATATTCCAGAATACGAAAAGTTCAAGAATAATCCTCGAGTAAAATTTGAATTCGGCGTAGGTGGAAGAGATAAAAAAAATTCTAGTAGTTGGATATTGAAAGAATGGAAAATGACAAATGAAAGTTGAAATAAGTATGGGTGATTTTATTGATAGACATTCCATACTATCGATAAAAAAAGAAAATGATCTTGATGTTGATAAAGAACTTTCTCAATATGAAAATGTACAATTTGATGTGGGTTATAGTTACTACTTTGATATTATGAGGTGTATTAATTCACAGCTTTGGGAGCTTGAAGATATTAAACGTAATTATGTAGAGAGATATTCTAAAGAAGAGAGCAACACCGCATTTTTAATTACTGAACTCAACGACTGCAGAGCACGAGTTAAAAAGTCTATAGATAAATTTTTTAATAGTTCCATTACAGAAAAGAAGAGTCATAAATGATTAAATCGAAAAATGTATGCGTTATTGGTAATGATGTAAGAGATTTAAAAGAAAACATAGATTTAGTTTATAACATACTAAGAGGTATAAAATGAAAACGGCATTAATAACAGGTACAACAGGTCAAGACGGAAGTTATCTTGCAAAATCTTTATTGAGTAAAGGTTACAAAGTATATGGTGGTGAAAGAACAAGCACCACTAACAAATATTGGCGACTTGATGAAATGGGTATTACAGATGACATAGAGTTTGTAGAACTAGATGTAATTGACCAGGCAAATATTAGAAGAGCAATAGAGAAAACAAAACCAGATGTGGTTTATAAT